ACACACCACTGACGATTGTCAAGCATGTAAGTATGGTTAGGAACATTATGTCCTAACATATTGGTATCCCACTTGGTGATTTCTTGTAAATATTGCATTACACTATCTCCTTAAAACCAACTGCATCAACCTTATACTTCTTTCCGTCAAACTCCATAATGTCACCCATAGAGGTAGAACGGAGTCCCATCTCTTGGCCTGTATTCTTTGAAACATGTAGTGGAGTTAGTACTTTGACATCATCATTGTAATCACCATTATTAATTGTCTCACCATTATCACCAGTAAGGATTTTATCTCTACTCCATGAACCTTGAATATTGTTTGTCCAACGATAAGCATACTCAAGTACTTGATTTACAGTATCGGCTTCACTAATTACTTCCCAAGGAAGGTTAACTTCAGCAACAGTAACAGGGGTTTCTTCAAACGCAGCATGTATTACAGTAACTTTTTTCATAATATATTCTCTCTTCTCAATCTTATATACCTATTATACATGTTTTAAGAACAAAAGTCAAGGCATTTATCAATAATTATTGTTCTTTTTTTACATATCCACTGATATCGTGGTCACTTGACATGAAGCAATACTGAGGAACAAGCAAGTTACCCTCAAATATTCCGACTTCATCAAACCCATAAAGAGTAAACCCATCAAGTGCCTCTCCACCCTTCTCATAGACAACTAAGTCGTGGGCTGGTGGAATAGAACCGTTAAAGGTATTAATGTCAATATTAGTAATCATAATCTTCTCTCTCTTTCTCAATCTTATATAACCATTATACATGTTTTAAGAACAAAAGTCAAGGCATTTATCGATCTTTTTTCACTTTATTTTGCTCTTCATATAGAATGAGTGCAATCAGAGCATAGTTTGCCATATCAATAAGAGTGTCTTTGATACTCTCATCCTTGACTTTCAATGTCTCCTTTTTTGCAAACCCCATAATCCGACTGAACTTATCACCAATACGAACACAACAACCTTTCCATGCTGGTATTCCAGCCATCTCACAGGTTCTAAAGTTTGCAAATACATCTTCTGTACTTGCATAATCATGTCGTTTTGCGTCATGGGTTGCCTTCATCTCTTCCAGCAACTGATAAAATCGTTCACTCTGTTTCATATTCATATTCCTTTTGTTATTTTTTAATCTGTGGATATTCTACTGAAGTTCTTAACCTTCTCAAACTTAATGATACTTCTGAATTTATCAAATAGCATATCTTGTTTGTGAGAGATAACAAATACGTTCTGGTCTGAGAACGAATCTAATATTTTCAGAAAGTCATCTGTACCTGTACCATCCAAAGAGGAATCGAATATCTCATCAAGGATTAGTAGATTGGTATTAGTAGAATTCTTCATCTTTGCAATTGCTCTCCAAGTAAATAGGAGGGCAAGGTCGATACGCATTTTCTCACCTTCAGAGAATGATGCATAGGAGAATTCGTCACGGAAGCGTGACTTGATTGTCTCATTGAAATTTTCGTCTATATTGAAGTTGACAAAGAAGTCCATAGAGGATAGGTATGTGTTTACCAATTTATTCATAATTGGCAAGTATTGTTTAATAATCTTAGTCTTGATTCCAGAGTCTTGTAACAGGTTCTTAGCAACATCCACATAGAACTTATCTTCAGTCAACTTAGACCTTTGTTCTTCTACAAGCTCTAACTGTCCTTTAAGTTTTGCAAGTTTCTCTTTATCTTCATCAGATATAGAACCATTCTCATATGTCTGAATGTCACTTCTTAACTTAACATTATACTTTTCCATTTCTGTAATAGTTGCACGAATCTTTGCAATCTCTACATCATGCTTACGAATAGTTTCTAGATTCGTTATGATAACATCTAGTTTTGACTTTTCGGCAGTTTCCAAGTTTTCCAGTTGTTGGATTCCTTCATTGATTTCTCCAACTTTTTCGGTTCGTGTTGCAATCTGCGTCTGCTTTGTATCATCCGTAATCGATTGCTCGCAAGTCGGGCATTCATCGTTGTCCTTGAAAAATTTAATTTGGCGGGCATGACTGTTTATCCTATTCTGAAGTGCAGCTTCTGTTTTACCTAGTTTGGTTATCTTTCCTTCTAACCTTGCACGCTCTTGTGCATCATAAGACAAGTCATCCTTGTCTTGTTCTAATCCAACAATATCTTCTTTTCTAGTTTTAATTGTAGCGTCATTATCAGATACTTTCTGTTGACTTTCAGCAATTATTTCTGACTTATTATTAACAACTTGGTTGATAAACTTTTCTTGTAGAGTAATTTTCTCTTTAGTCATCTCAAACTTATATGCTACGTCACGAGTTTCATCATTTAGTTCTTTAGTTTTATTCTTCAACAGGAAGTTCATTAAAGAAAAAATCTTGATATCTAGGATATCCTCGACAACCTCACGGCGGGCTTTGGTGGGTAACTGCATAAACGGTACAAACGTAGAAGAACCCAAAATAACAACCTGTGTGAAAGAACGATAGTTCAATCCCATGATTTGTTGTTCTAGATGCTTCTGATAATCACGAGCATTTGCATCTTGATTAATCATGTTACCATTAACCCAAACCTCAAATATATTTGGTTTAATACCCCGAACAACTTTTACTTCTTTAGTCCCAATACTAAATTCTACCTCTACAACAGATGCACCAGTATTAACAGAGTTTACTAATTGTTTCTTTGAGATGTTACGGAAGGGTTTATTGAATAGTCCAAAACAAAGAGCATCAAGAACAGTACTTTTACCAGCACCATTCTCTCCAACTATCAAAGTTGTTGTACTTCTATCTAATTGAATTTCAGTAAAATTATTTCCTGTTGAAAGAAAGTTCTTCCAACGTACATGTTTAAATATTATCACAGTTCTAAGTCACTCGCTTCAAGATATAAAGATTTCATCATATTAGTCAATCGACTCTTATCTAGTGTCACATCCAATTCTGCAATGTAACGCTCTAGTAAAGTCATAGTATCCTCTGCATTCTCCACAATAGTATCATCTACGTTTTCTGCATCCAATTCAGAGAAGTCCTCAACAATCTTCACCTCGTGAGCACCAGACTCACCAAGTACCCTGTCAATAAACCTATCGAATGCATAGAAGTCTTTCTTGTTAACTACAATAATTTTAACGTACTTATTCTCTAATTGAGATACATCAAATTGTGTATAGTCTGTTGTAGTCTCATCATAGTAGACTTTTTGAAAGATTGTGTATGGATTAACAATGCGCTCTAGTTCTCTAGTTGACGTATCGAATATATGGAATCCTTTAGGACAACCATCATCACTCCATGTCATCTGATAAGTGTTGCCAAGATAATATACTTGTCCATCATCAGATTTCTTATGGAAGTGGCCACTGAATACAGTGTCGAATTTTCTTAGGAATTGTTTGTCATATCCACCTTCTGCAAAGTGTCCAGCATGCATTTCAAATCCATTAATCTCTAAGTGTCCCATTGCAACTTGTGCTTTAGTACCCTTAATGTGTTCCATTGTATGTCCGTAATTGTCTGGACAAATCCAAGGAATAAAACAGATAGGCGTACCGTCAAACTCGACAGTCGCTGTCTCTGGATATACAAACATTTTTGGGTATCTTCCCTCAACAAGTTCTGCAAGGGAATTGACATCATTAGTGTTCTTGTAGAATGTGTCGTGATTACCTACAAGCATGTGTAAGGTAATACCTTCATCTACAAATTTCTGAATGAATCTTTTACGGAAGTCCTGTGCTATCTTATAGGATACAAACTTACGTCTGTCCATAACGTCACCCAAGTGGATAACAGTATCAATACCACGTTCCTTTATTGCTGGAAAGAATTGCTTCTCCCAGAAATCATAAAAGTAGTCATTGAATGCTAGGTTATCGTTTCGGGCGCCAAAATGGGTATCAGTTATTAACGCTATCTTCATCTATTATCTCATCACCTTGTTCATCATAAAAATTTTCAAGTCCTTTTGGTTCAGACTTCTTTTTCTTCTTGGGTTTGTATACTGCTTCTAGTGGTAGGAAGTTCTTCTGTAGATACTCCACAAACACACCTTGTTCATTATCACCATCCATAAGAATGTCCACATTCATGTTAGCAATAATTTGATGTTTAACATGTTGTTGTTTCTTCTCTTTCTGAATCCTACGAATAAACGCATAATAGATAATCTGCGTAAAGTAAGCGAAAGGGTTATTACTCTTTTCGGGATTGAAGTTCCTACAATACTGTAGACAATTCTCAATACCATCAGAAATCATTTCATCTCTGTAAGTGTAATTAATAAAGTTTGGACGGTATGATAAATGATTAGCAATCTTGAGGAAACATTCCCCAATATAATTAGACACTGGTGGTTGTGGGTCACCTAGTGCTTCAGCATCTTTGCATTGCTCTTTCCATTTAGTCATCGCCTCTAGGAACTCTTTGTTATTAACATAATGAGCACCAGATTTCTTTTTAGCCATTTATTATATCTCCACATTGTTTGCATTTGTTTCTGCAACTATTAACCATTATACAGGTTTACACAGATATGTCAATAGCTTATTTGATTTAAATTTATTTCAAAAATCTATTGCTTTTCTCTTGACAGCTTGGTATATTAGCTATGTAGGGTATGAGAATGAATAGATTTATATAAGTTATTAGATATCAATGTAAAGTCTTAGTCATTACGTCACCGTAATCTTCATCCCACTCATCTTCCTCAATACTCATCAATTCTTCATCAGAGGGTTCTCTCTCTACAATATCGACAGCATCAGTCTCCATCCGTTGAACACAATGTTCGTAAAACTTTGCTAGTCCAATGGAAGCTTTCGTGATAATCATAACTTTACTCTTATCGATGTTGTAGACATTTTCTTCAGAGAAATGAATCCATCTCACCAAAGATACAGCTTCATCAATTCCATACTTGGTTACTTTTGGAACTACAGATATCTGTAAGGGAGATGCTATTTCATAGGTTCTAGGATGTTCGTCTGCTATCAAATTGCAAATAATTTCTTCACCACTTAAAAGTTTTAGAATCTTATATTCCGTCATTTGATTTTTATCCTGTTTATGGTGTAATCGAACTGCTCTTCATTGTATATATTTATTCGTTCCATGAAGTGGTTCAATGTAAAGTTTCTTTTGGATTTGTGAGATAAGTCGTCTGCTAAGTCGAAGAGGGTAGCACTATCTTTACTTTCACTCCTACGCAGTCCACGGCCAATCGATTGCAATGCTCTAACTCTGGACTTACTTGGAGATGCGAACACGATATTATGAAGATTCCTAATATTAATACCAGTAGAAAACGTACCATAAGAGGCAATAATAATGGCATTCTTTTCTTTCTCTGTAATCTCTCTAATTTCTTCACGAGTTTGTGTGTCCGTACCACCAAAGACATAGAATACTCTTCTGTCTTTAGCAGAGTTATTAATCATATCATAGAGAATGTTTCCGTGTTTCTCTACAAACTGAAACAATACTAATGTATTGGTGTTTAGGTTAAGTGTCAAGTCCCTAATGAATTCATTTCTCCTTGGATGAGACACAATAAAGTTCATCTCATCTTGGTAATTCATATCTTTAACAAGTTTACACTCTTCTTCTGAATAAGTCAAGACTAATGCTTTAATATCAAAATCAGCTAATGTCTTTTTGTCAATAAGTTCCTTGGTGGATACTACTCTATTTAGTGTACCAAACAGTCCCTCTAGGACTAATCTGTGGGTTTGCATTCCATCTAGTGTACCTGTCAATCCAAATCTATACTTGCATGTGTCTAATTTGGTTAGAACATTAGTCAAAGACTTTGCTTTGAACAAGTGTGCTTCATCTCCGATTACACACCCGAATACACCGAAATAACTTTTTGGAAATTTGTAGATAGACTGCCATGTAGATATAACAACCTTCTTAGTTACATTCTTGTCATGTCCACTGTAAATCTTTTGCATGTACTTCTCATCCCACCCATAATCAAGGAAGTCTGAATACATCTGTTCTACTAAAGATGTTGTTGGAACAAGAATGAGTATTCTATCATTATCTTGTGATTTTAAAAGTAACTCGTAGTATCTTACTAATATGTAGATAATAAGAGATTTGCCAGATGCAGTAGGACTAAGCAATAAAGCACGATGTTTTCTGATTGCGAAATCCACGGCGTTAACTTGGTAGTCTCTTGGGTGTATAGGTGTTCCTCTACTTTTAAGTTTAAGGCTCCCAATAAACCCATCCAAGATAGTCCTGTCAATTTGTTTTTCATCTTTTAGTTCCTCGCTTATTTCATATGGTTCATCCCAATTCTCTAACCACTTCTCTAAGTATGAAAGTAGCCCGAGATATAACTCCCCATTTTGTGGAGAGAATAATCTTATCTTACCATCCCATATACGGTTGCGATATGCTGGCATAAACTTAGCGCCTGGCACTTCAAAAGTAAAATGTTCTGATAACGACCTTGCGGTTGAAGCTTCAGCATCCACTTGTAGGAATACCTCATTCTTCTTTGTAACTTTTGTCACTTAGATTGTACCATCCACAAACTTGCGCCATTCAATTGCGTTTTTGATGTCCCATCCTCTAGATTGTATTTGTTTAAGAATTCGCTCACATGTATCAGTACACATCTTATAGTATTCAACTTTTTGCTTTGCCTTAATAAGCTCTTCATCCGACTCCAAGTAAATGGGGATGTCAACTTTAAGTATTTTGTGGTCAAAGGGGTTATCACGATACACCATAGGGTCAGACTTACCACCGTAGTACTCCCACTTCTTTCGGTAGAGTACACGATAAGTTCCCTCGTTCATTAGAACAAGTTGTCTAAAGGTGTTGTAGATAGTTAGGTATTTTTGATGAAGAGATGCAGACCTCAGAGATTCGCCTCCAAGTTCTAAGTCATCCATCTTCAAATCTTTTTCAGCCTGTTGCTGAAGTTCTTCTAGTGTCATAATTATTCACCTGTTAATAATAAAGTTGAGCAGAGATAGGTTGGAACTTTCTGTTCTAAATTTTCTCTGTAGTGCTGAGACTCAAGGTTTGGTGTTAAAGTTCACCGTATCTGCTCATACCTATTTATAATACCGCTATTTCGTAAACATCATAATTGAACGTCACACTTGCGGTTAATCCTTCAGTTGCAGTATCTTTAGTGTCAAACTGAAGTCCAGAAAGTGAAGTCGGATATATATTCCGAAACTTCACTTGTATACTGGCATTGTTCTTATTTGTCAATATTGTCAAGGTTGCATCACTTGTCATAACTGAAGGGTTAGTAACATTACCCTTGCCTGCGTTGCCTATATCTTTTGTGTCTGTATCTCTAACTGCTTTTGCAAATTGATCGGGACTAATTGGAAATCCAATACCTGTCATCCAATCGTGTATTTCTCTGTAATTCTTTAAATTTTCTTGAACAAGGAAAGTAAGTTCTAGTGGACTGAAATCTAATGTGTCCCCCATAAACGGCATTGCTTTATATCGACTGTTCATAATTGCATCACCAGAGAATGCAATGCCAGGCAGATTTATCTCCTGTGCGAAGTATGTCGTATTTGGGACTTTCAGAATGTCAAACTTAAACTGTGTTGCTCTTGCTAAGTCGTAATTATCTGGTTGTCTATCTAGTGCAGTCGTTACCATATTAGTGTCCTTTTCATAATACTATTTATAGCGACCAAAAAAAAAGACCCACCGAAGTGGGTCTTTCTAGAATCGTTTAACCGATTTCTTATTGTTACATGATGTTTGTAACTTTTACTCTTCTGTAGTACACGTTGTCGTTTGCAGTCAAAGCACCACCACGAACAGTAGTTCCACCAGCAAATGGGTTTGCAACTAGACCATAACGAGTCTTGAAACCAATTTTAGGTTGGAAAGTATTTTCACCAACCGCACGAACCATTTGTAACGGAACGTATGGGCAGTAGAACATACCAGAGTCATAAGGTGAAGAACCTTTATAACCTACTGTGTAGTACTGTGAAGCAGCAGCATTTGCTGAGTACGGATCGATGTAAACTTTAAACCTACCGTTTAAAATACCAGCAAAAGTGTTACCAGCGTCATCAACATTAAGGTTGTTGTTTAGAGCAGGAGTGTAATCTAATTGTCCAGCCATTTGAAGTGCAGATGCAACATCAGATGAACAGATAATAATATTACCCTTTCCTCTACGAGTTTGTTGAGCAATTGCGTTTGCATCACGTTCCAGTTGGAACATAAGGCCTTTGAATTTTTCAACACTCCAACGTCCGTTAGAGTCAACGTCCATATCGAATGTACCAGCAGTAGCAGTATCAGTCTGAGCACCTGGCTTAGCAGTTACATAGATTGTACGGATAACTTCACGGTTGATTTCGTTAAGGATTTCAGCAGAAAGAATATTTGCAAGTTCTGTTTCAGCATCCAAACCGTGGATTGCTTTAAGGTCTTGCGCCAATTCCATTGTGTATTCTGCTTTTAGAGCTCTTGTCTTTGCAGTAACAGTTTGCTTCTCAATTGAGAATGCCATTTCTGCGAAAGAGTTTGAAGCGGAATCACCTAATGCTTCTGCATCAGCTGTTGCCATACCAGCACCATTAGTGTAAGTACCAGCTGGAGCATCGTTAAGAATCGCTGGGTTAGTACCTGCTTGTGTACCAGTACCAGAAAAGTCTGAATCTGCTTCGTTGTAGAAGGTTTCAGTTCCATTCTGTGCTGTGTAACGTGAACGCATTGCGAAGATTAACCCTGTTGGGCCAGTCATTGGTTGAACACCAGCGACATCGTATGCGATTAGGTTAGGCATTGAACGTCTAACTAGTGAGATCATGATCGGATCCCAGTTTGTTGCGCCGCCCGCTACGTTAGTTGGTGCAGCTTCTGAAAGGAAGTTTGAATCCTCACGAAGTGCTTTTTCTTGGTTTTCTAGGATTACTGTAGTTACAGCCTTACGATACGGATCACTTATTTTTGCAAGATCACTGTGTTCTAGGACTGGTTGCCACTTTTCCTGTAAATGTTCTGTTTGAAACATTTGTTTTTCTCCTTGTTGAGTTTTTTATCTAATAATATTTATAAGAACTTAAGCTTTGAATGATAAAATCATCCGCAGCCTACATTCCATCTCGCTTTACATTTCTACTAATTGCACTCATATAAGCACTCATAGCACCAGTTGTATCGTAAGATTCTGAACCATCAGATTCGGAGTCTACTGATTCAGCGACCGTTGTTGCCTTTGGAAAATAACTTTCCTTAAGCGTGTCGAGTTTACTTCTGAAATTATCTTCATCTGTAAAATCTACATCTTCTGCAAGAGTTTTAAATTTCTCAGCTTCAGTATCAGCTAAGTCTGAAGCAACTTCTGCAAATACAGACTCACGAACTAAAAGATTGTTTGCTTTCTTTAATTCAGCAGACTTTTCAATTTGTTCATTAAGTTTGGCTTCAAGTTCATCAAGCTTCTCAGCCTGAGTTCCTAAGATGTCGTACTTTTCATCTGGAACATCGATGTAATGCTCCTCAAAAAGAGATTTAAGTCCAGAAATGAAATCTTCAGCAATCTCGCCTTTGAGACCACGTTCAATTGCAATTTCGTTTTCCTTCATCCATTCTTCAACTACATAACCCATGTATGCGTCAACTTTTTCAGTCAACTCACTTTGAATTTTGGTTGTTTCTTCAGCAACTTCTTGAATCTTTGCAGACTCAATTCTCTCAACTTCTGAACGAAGTTTTGATTTAATAGCAGCTTCGAAGATTATAGATGCTTTTTCTTTAAACTCTTCAGAAATTTCTTCACCATTAACTAGTGCTGAAATATCTTCAGATACATCTACTGATGCTAAGCGATCTTCCAAAGTAGATTCGTCAACTTCCGCTGCATCTTCTTCTTCTTCTGATTCCTTTGCCATCATTTTGTCGTATGACGCTTTAAGAGCACTGGCATTCATTTTTTCCATTTCTGAATACATTGCAGCAAGTGTTTCTTTTTTCGACATTTTACCTTCTTCTAGTGACTCATTGTCACTATCGTCAGATGATTCTGTTTCTTCTTTGGTTGCGCCGACTTTAGGTTCTGCAGCTTTCTTAACTTTTGCAGATGCCTTTTTGCCCGCACTGTCCTTTGACTCTGGGTCAACAACAGCTTTACCCAAATCTTCAACATCACCATCCTGTTTTTCCATTGAATCACCTTTAGCAGCACCCGCTTTTGGGCCTTGTGCTTCAGCAAGTTCTGCTGAGACTTCCGCTTCTAGATCCTCAATTGTCTTATCTAGTTCTGACATTGGGATTTTCTCCTTGTTGGTTTATTAACATATTTATAATGATTAAAGTTTTGACAGAAATTTTGCGAAGGCAAGTGCGGAAACATTACTATGTCTCTTCCTAACCGACTCATTGATTTCATCTTGGATTTCGGCAATATCAACTTCTCTAAGTATACCGTTGTTCCAAATCCATTCTTTACCTTCCATAATTCCTTCTACAAAGGCTTGAGGTGCAGATGGGTCTGCTACAATATCTGCCGCAGTGGCAAGATAAAAATCGTCTTTCACATAATTTGCACCACTTCTAGACTCAATAGACCCCATACCTCTTGAAGAGACACCAAGTTTACCACCGTCCTTAATTAATGCTTTCGCTATTTCCCCCATTGGAGTAGAGAGCAGTTTCGCCTCACCAATAAAGTTCTTTCCATCAGCTTCCAGTTTTGTAATCATATGCGATACCCTGTCTAAATTGACAGTAGGGCCTTCTGGATGACCCAGTTCCCCAAACGCACGACCTTCAGCAACAAATTCTTTGTTATAACGTGCAACTTCTTTAGATAGCACGTTCATTGGGTAGACACGACCATTTCGGTTTTTCATGTCTGCCTGCATAAAGATTCCACGAATCTTCATCTCTTTACCGCCGTCCTCTTTGGCTTCGGTAATATATTCTACATCTTGGATTTGTTCAGCAATTAGTTTCATATTAATACCCCGAACTTACAACTGGTGTAATAAAGAGTGTGGTTGCACCACGAAATCCAACTCCAATGTCGGTATGAATAACCACACCAGAGTTTGCATTAATTCTTACTGAACCAGTATCACCATCATCAGCAGCATTTCTAATTGTAACCGCTTGTTTTGCACCATCATTAAACACATAATGTGCAGTTGTGGTTTTACCTTTAGTTGCCCCTGTAGCGAGTGCTTCTTCTGCTCCGATTATTTTCATGTTCGTTTCCCTAAATTGTAAGCATTTCTTTTTCGAAGTAGTCCATAACTGCATTATGCGGAACTTTAAACTTCTTTGAAACACTATTTATTGTTTTGTCAAAAGTATTTAGGAAATCCGTGGGTTTCGCATCCATTTCCTTGAAAATTGCGTCAATAGCCTTCTTCATCGATGGAGATAATTTCTTATACTCCTTAGATGATTTATGCTCATCTTTCTCTGGTAAGTTCTGTTTGAACTGCGAAAGCGTTTTACTCACTATCTTCTTCTACCTTTGTATCTGAAATGTGGTGTGTCACAAAAGTTTGTGCCACGTCTTGTCTTTTTGTTTCTAATGCATCTCCAACCTTTGAAGCAAGTGCATTATTAAAATGTGTTTCTGCAGCAAGGTTATCGCCTGATGCAATAGAACTTACGAAGTCTTTTACATTGTCCATTATTTATCATCCTTTTTTGGTTCGTTATGTGCGTACATGCCGTCACCGTCATCTTCTCCACCCATGTCATCACCCTCTTCATCTTTGAGTTGATTGTCAATTTCTTCAATCTCCTCATCAGACATTCTAAGAATTTGTTTTTTCACATATTCTTTAGAGAAGTAAGTGCCTACATAGGATTCAACCTGTCCGAGCATGTCTAGTCTTTCCCGAAGAATTTCTGCATTCTTCAGTTCAGTAAAATGTCCATCCTGTAGGAAGTCAAACTGAATGTGTTCTTTAAACTTATCCCACTCTTCAAGAGCAATAATACCCTTTAATAGAAGTTGTGTGCGTATCATGTCTAAGAACAATGTAGTAAACTTCTTACGAAGTCTCTGGACAAATTTTGTAAATTTAAGTTCATCTCTTGTAATGTTATCAGAACGTCCAATTTGGAAACCAGACTCTTCTGCAAGTCGTGATACTGGTACATTCAATGAACGGAATAGTTTTTTCTGGAAGTAGGTAATGTCATCAATCTCACCAAGGTTTGAACCGCCTGGCAATGTTGTAATCTCTGTACCTCTACCGCCTTCTCTACGAGGCAACCAAAAATCTTCTAACATAGACATATGGTTTCTATCATCTCTGATTTCACCAGTTCGTGCATCATATACCATCTTGTTACGATAACGATTCATCACATCTTTTAGATATGCTTCTGCTTTCATCTTTGGAAGATTACCAACATCAATATAAAAGATACGTCTTTCAGGCGCACGAGAGATACGATAGATAACTAACGAGTCCTCAATCATACGCAACTGATTAACAGGTTTAATTGCTTTGTTTAGATAAGAAAGTACTGTACCCTTACCCATGTCGATAAGTCCAGAAGGTGCATAGGTAATTGAATCAGATGTAATTTTAACACCTTCAGATGTACCTACGTTTTGTTCCCAACCTTTATCATTGTAAAGGTAGAAATCTTCAATCTTCTTAACCATCTCCATGCCAGTATTGGCATTCATTTCTTTTTGTGTCTCTCTCGCCTTTTTAATTTTGCGAGGGTCAATATATCGAACCTCTTTAATCCCCTTGCGAGGTTGTTTGGGGTCAATAATTTTGTGGTAATAGAGTCTGCCATCAACATACCAACGTCTAAAGATATCGTGTCCCTTAGCATTAAAATCTAATAGGTGAAGAATTGTATGAAACTCTTCACGAATTTTGGTTTTAATTTTAGGGGAAACTTCTAGTCTGTCAAGTAATATTGATACAGATTGGTCACGTTCATCACTTACAATCGCTTCATTCGTAATATCTTCAATTGCACTATCACACTCTGGTTGTTGTGCTATGTCACGATATCTCCGAATTAAATCTGCTTCGTTACGGTCTCTTCCATCCATATCAAGGACAGAGGCGTAATGCCCACCGCCTGATACAATATCAAGTGTGCCGTCATCAGAGACAGGAGAAGTGAAGCTGTCACTTCCCCCATCTTGATTCGCTCTTGTAATTCTGAAACCGAAAAGTTCAGCCATAATCAAATTCTCCTAATGTTTTACCCTACTATTTAGTAAGATAAAAAATAGGTTTTATACTGCGCTTGCGGAGAAACTTGTGTATCTCCATGTAACATCAAATGTTTCGATGTCACTAACAGTGTCATATGACAGTTCAATCGGTGTGATTGCAGTTGGCCAACAGTTTTTAAGAACATAGGATTTAAGAATGTTATCATCTCTATCCAACTGTTCAACTCT